GCTGGACCAAAGAATCTTTTGTCTTACGATGAATTTTACTATAGAACATTTAGAAAACAGAAGATGCTTATAGATTCTGTTACTGGCGAAACAATGGAATGGCGGGGATTAGATAATGAAAATTTAAAGGAATTCTTAAGATTTTATCCTAGAGTTACAGTAATTGAAAGCGAAATACCTACAATTAATGTAGCTGTAGTAGTTCAAGGTAAGGTTATGTACGATGGACCTACACCTTTAGGAACTGATAAATATCCTTTTGTGCCTGTTTTTGGATACTTCAATCCCAATATGGCAGATTATCCATGGAGAATACAGGGAATGGTTAGAGGTCTTAGGGATGCGCAATATCTTTATAACAGAAGAAAAGTTATTGAGTTAGACATACTTGAAAGTCAGATTAATTCTGGATTCAAGTATAAGATAGATTCTTTAGTTAACCCTAAAGATATCTTCCTTTCTGGTCAGGGAAGAGGTTTGGCCTTAAAACAAGAGGCTCAGATGACAGATGTCGAGCAGATCCTTCCCCCCCAAATTCCACCATCTATGATTCAGTTATCAGAACTTCTAGGAAAAGAAATACAAGAGATATCTGGTGTTAATGAAGAACTTTTAGGTTCAGCGACAGATGACAAAGCTGGTATATTGTCAATGTTAAGACAAGGAGCTGGACTTACAACTCTTCAGATATTATTTGATCAACTTGATAGATCTCAGAAACTTCTTGGTAGTTTGATGATAGATATAATTCAATCTAATTTTACTCCTGGAAAGGTGGAGAGAATCATTGAACAGAAACCTACTGATCAATTTTATAATAAAGCTTTTGGTAATTATGATGCTGCAGTAGAAGAAGGAATAAATACGACTACACAGCGACAAATGCAATTTACACAACTTCTCTATTTAAAGGAATCTGGTATAAATATACCTGATAATGTAATACTTGAAGCTGCTACAGTACAAAATAAGAAGGCTCTTATTGATTCAGTAATGCAAAATAATAAACAAGCACAAGAGATGGAACAAATGCAATCTCAGATGCAGATGGCTGAGATGAAGGCTCAAATAGAATTAGCTAATGCAAGAACTATGGCTGATAAGGGTCTTGGAATAGAAAGAATAAGCCGTGTACAAGAGAACCAAGAGATGGCAGTTGAGAGAAAAGCTCAGGCAGAAAAAGATCATGCAGCGGGTATCTTAAATTTAGTTAAGGCTATTAAAGAAATAGAAGACATTGATTTAGGACAACTACAAAAGATAATATCTCTTAGTAAGATGATGAATAATGAACAATCAATAACTCCAACTAAGGAAAAATCTTCTTTGATGGAAAGTTTAAATACAACAGGTATGAATGCGCCAGTGGCTGGCGCGCCAGTGGCTGGAATGACATCTGGTTCACCGGGTAAGATGGTTAGAGGTAAATAACCTTGATGATGATTTATTAAATTAATATGTCTGCGTAGATATATTAAGACCTTATGCCGAAAATAAATTATCATCAGTTTCCGAATACATAATGTGTATTCATGAAAGGCCTACTATGGCAAAAAACAATAAGAGATATTATGATGCTTCTCAATCTAAAGCAGAAGGCGAAATGATTTCTGGTCCTCTTGGAATAGCGCTTATGCCTGAGAATGTAATACGTAAATACTATCCTAAGGGCGATTCATTTATGACAGAAGGTCTTAATGATGGTATGAGCGGAATTGCAGCACAAAAGAGTGCAGATAGCTCCAAGGCTAAAGCAACAAAATCTAAATCGAAATATTAAGATACAAACAGTTGTGGGGGTACACGGCCCCCTCACAACTACCTAGGAAACACTATGCCAATAAATATCAGAAAAGATGATATATCAAAGAAAATAGCAATTGATTTACTAGGCGTACCTGATGTAGGGTTAACAGACTCTTATGGAAACAAAAAGAGATATTCCTCTAAGCATATATCTAAGAAAAATATTTTAGATAGGAGTAATAATGAAGAAGAGAAAATCAACCGCTTTGAAGAGATTGGTTACCGCTAAGACACTTGTGTCTAAAGCCAAAGTTATAAAAGTAAAAAAAGTAATGAAAGAATGGAAGTCAAAAAAACTTAAAATTGGAAAAAGCAAAAAGTTAGTTAAGAGTAGAAAACAGGCTATAGCAATAGCACTTTCTGAGTCAGGTCAGTCTAAACCTAAATATCTAAAATTAAAAAAAATTAAATTACATAAATGAAAAAGTCTATTGACGAAGAGTTAGAAGAATTATCAAAAGAAATTTGTGGGGAAAAAACATATTTGTGTTCACCCGTTTTTGAACATAAACAACATTTTTTCCCCACACGTATATTGATAGTTATTTTTAAGTTTCTAAAGACACTTGTGTCCTAGACACTTGTGTCAAAGAAGGTATTTTTGTAATGATTGAAGATCCGGTAAAAGATATATCTGATGTCGAGATAGCAAGATTAAGAAGAGAAATTATTGATACTGCAGAAATAGAAAAAAGAAAGACTGTAGGAGCAATTTCTTTAGAATTATCTAAACGCGATCCAGGAACACACAGTGCTGACGAACAAATGCGAGAACAGCTAACAGATTATGAGAAAAACTTATACGAATGTATTAAGGCTAACAAAAATTTATATACAGATGATTTCTATATAGTTGTTTTGGTAAAAAAAGAAAAACTTATGCAAAATGTTCTAAGGGGTTTGTTTTTTGCAAGGCAATCTTGTCCAACTCCTGATTATGATCAAACTGTATATAGATATCATAAACTTGAAGAGAAACTAGAGTTTATGTGGGTAATTCCTGCAAGTAATGTAGTAAACTTTATGAGTTGCAATCCACAATTAGTAGAACCAGATAAGTATGAACTATTATCTTTTGTGTTAAAGTTTATAGATGGTTCCCTTTTAGGATTAGCAAAACAACTGAACTCAGAAAGAAAAGATTCTAATATAATAGATAAATAGTGCACAAGGACTAGAAATGGAAAAAGAATTAGAAAATCAGGATATTATTGAACAGCCTAAAGCTGAACAAGAAAATATTCAAACTACTGAAACTATAGATCAAAAAAAACAGTCTCAAGATTTTAAATATAATAAAGAAGAAGTAAATATAGCTAAATTAAGAGCCGCAAAACAAAAAGCAGAACAAGAACGAGCTGAGATGGCTGCACGACTAGAAGAATTAGAACGTAATGCCGCCACTAAAGATACGCGTATTAATGAATATGGAGATGATGACTTTGTTGAGGGTAAACACCTTAAGAAAGAAATGGAAGCTGTTAAAAATGAATTTGCAGCATATAAAGCACAACAGGCTGCTGTATCTGATGAAGTTAGATTAAAACAGGTGTACAATGATTTCGATAAAGTTGTTAATAATGAAAATCTGGAAAAACTTAAAGAATTGGACCCAGAAACTGCTGAAATTATAGCAACATCTAATGCATCTCTTTACTCAAGAGGATCTTCAGCATATAAACGCATAAAAGAATTAGTAATAATTGAAGATAAATATGAAAAAGACAAACTAAAAGCTCAAGAGAATAGTTCAAAACCAAGACCAATGAATAGTGTTTCTCCGCAGCAAGGTGATAGTCCATTATCTATGGCAAATGCATTTGCAAATGGACTAACAGAAGATGTTAAGAAACAATTGTGGAAAGAAATGCAAGAATCAACGAAAAGAATGTAATTCTTGTACGCTTCTGCGTATTTAAGAGCACCTATTGTGAGTTTTTGGTCTCGTGATAGGTGCTCTTCGTTTAAGTTGCACTTATCCAATTCCTATATATATACTTAATAATGCGTAAGAAGAGTCGCGCCTTCAGAATTCGACGTAAGGGATTCGTCACCCATTCGACGTAAGAGACTCGTCATCTCAGTTAAGGTAATTCTGCACTATGTGGTGTAGAAATGTTTAGTTCAAAAATATACTAGGATAAACATATGCCAATAACAACGACGACTCTCCTTCCAGCGCCCGTTCAACAAAGTTTTTCAATGAAACTATTGAGCGTACCTGTTCCTAATATGATCCACAAGATACCTGCAGTCTTAAAGACTATGCCAGCTAAGGGTGGACGAGTATTAAGAATGAGGAGATATAATCCATTAAATACAGCTATGGTTCCACTAGGTAATACTGGTGTAACACCTCCATCACAAACTCTAACAGCAGTAGATATCGATGCAGCAGTTAGTTTTTATGGAACATATATTCAAATTAACGAACAAGTAACATTACAATCACAGGATCCAGTCCTCAATGAAGCAGCAAAGCGTTTAGGCGTTTCTCTTCGTCAGACAGAAGATCAACTTACTAGAGACATGCTTGCTGCAACTGCGGGATTTATTAACTGTGTAGGTGGTGTCAATGGTGACAACCCAACAGAAATAACAAGAGCTGACGTAGATACTGTAGTTAGAACTCTTTTAACAGCTGATGCTTATACAATATTGGATAATATTGAAGCTGAAAATAAGTTTGGAACAGCTCCAGTAAGAGATGCGTATTTTGCATTGTGTAGCACGGCATTGGTTGGAGATCTTGATGCAATGCCAACATTCCTTAACAAGAATGCATATCCATCTCCTATGAATGCACTTAGATCAGAATGGGGCGCATGTGGTAATCTTAGATTCTTAGTATCATCTATTGGATCTATGGATGCTGCTGCTTCAATGCTTGGTGATGATGTATATAATATATTCTGTGTTGGTATGGAAGCCTATGCTTGTATTGAGCAAAGTGAATACTCTGCAGAATTTATATATCGTCCTCCAATATTTGATGGACCACTTGCTTTGAATTGTACAGTTGGTTATAAGTTTGCTGAAGTTCCACGCATCTTGAATGATGAATGGATCATCAACTTACGTACAACGTTAGCTTAAGGAGTATATATGTCAGATAACACTATAATTCAACAAGGTTATTTCACTTCAACAGGAGTCGACAAGATTATTCCTTTAAGATCAGATGTTGACTGGGTTGATGTTTGGAATTTAACAAATATCGCAGCTGGTGTTCAATGGGCAGGTTGCAGATGGCACTGGCAAAGAGAATTGGCAGCGGATGATGCCATTATTGATTTCCATGCGGCTGCGTCACAAGTACTATCATTATCTACTGCAGCAATAGGATTTAATGGTGCTGTATATAGAGGAATTTCACTTATTGATTCTTCGGATACAACTCCAGGTGCTCCAATTGCTGTGGCTGCTGGTACAAACGCAGTTCAACCAGTCTATGGTACAGCTAATACAGCAAGATTAACCACTGGAACAATAGTAAGAATTCAAAATACTGATCATGATAATTTGAATGGTTTAGATTTCTCTATTGATACAATTGTTAATAACGTTAGCTTTAGATTAGCTAATGCTATACAACAAGCTCCTGGTGTAGTCGCTGGTGCAGCTGGAACATATAGAAGAATCGCTCCAAATGTAACTGTATATAATATGTTCCATCCAAGAAGCCGTGTAATAGCAAATATTACCCAGGCTGCAGCTGGTGTTGTAACAACATTAGTTGATCATGGATATGTAACTGGTCAAGCAGTAAGAATGATTGTTCCAGATGTATGTGGCATGACCGAATTAAATGGTCAGATTGTAACAGTAACAAGATTAAATGCTTCGACGTTCTCAATTAATGTTAATACAGTAGGTTATACTGCATTTGCATTTCCACTTCCTGCAGTAGTTCCATTTACACATGCTCAAGTAGTTCCAGTAGGCGAAGACATAACATTTATAAATAATCTAAGTGATGCAGTATATAATACATCATTTATTGGAATGATACTTGGAACAAGCGATGTAGCAGCTATAGCATTGGCATCTCCAGGTGGCACAAATGGCGATATAATTAAATGGGTAGCTGGTAAATCATTTGCAACACATATTTGATAATAGATACTTGTATCCAGGAGGGGGATATTAAAAATCCCTCTCCAATTATGAAAGGAAAGTTATGGAAGAAATTAAAGAGACAAGTCTCAAACAGACAACAACAATAGAGGGAAAGACACAAAAGAAGAGTCTAAAGTACCAACAAGATAAAGATAATGAGAAGGTAAAGGGTATATTTAGATTTTTTGAAGTTCCAGGAGGAGAATTAAAGTTTTTCTATAGAGCTTATAAAGGCGAACAACCAGAAAGATATAAATTAAGAGATGGAGAAGTTTGTTCTATTCCTTTGGGAGTAGCAAAGCATCTTAATAAAAGAGGTTGGTACCCAGTACATACGCACGCAGTTGATGATGATGGTAAGAGCATCTATAAAATTGGTGAAAAGAAAAGAAGATTTGGATTCCAAAGTATGGAATTTATTGATCCAGAGGACTTTGATTCTGTAGAACCAATGTTAGTAAAAGTTGAAAAGATTTAAAGAGACGTGTCTCTAAAGTGACACATCCCAATTTATAATGTCTGCGTATTGGGAATAAAAATATAGGAGTTTCAGGTGCCAGATTTAACACTATCTACCCTTGCGCAAATACGTATAAAAGTTCGTAGACTTACACGTAGTCCTTCAGTTACTCAATTATCAACGCAACAAATAGATGATTATATAAATACATTTATTTTATATGATTTTCCTGAGATTACTGTTGATACAACGTTAGTATTTTATACGCATCCTAATATAGACGTTTATGAAACAAATACTTTCAATCTTACTGATCCTTTATATAACTTTAAGAATGTATACCTAAGCGTTAAGCCTCCAATATATTTAGCAGGACAAGAAATACCAATATCTCAATCTAGTGAAGAATTTTTCAGAAGTTTTCCTAAATATGTACAATCTCAAGATATAGGTGTTGGAGACGGACTTGTAAACGGATGGGCTGGAACTCTAAATACATTTCCAATATTGCCAGATTCAATAACATTTAGTTCTGTAGATGTAAATAATGCGGCACTGATATTAAAAGACGTTCCACAGATTAATCCTGTTACTGGAGTTATAGAAAATGTTGGTGAAATAGTAACACCAGATTCATTAGTTCATATGGGAAATATAAACTATGAAACTGGACAGTATATTATTGCATTTCCGGCAGCTCCAGATGTTGGTGCACTAGTAATAAGTCAATTCACGCCATATGTTCCAGGAAAACCAATTGCAGTATTATATGAAGACAATAAATTTACCTTTAGACCAGTTCCAGATAAGACATATAGGGTAGAAATTGGTGCATTTAAACGACCTTCAGAGTTACTTGCAGCTCATTTGATGCCAGATTTGGCGCAATGGTGGCAATATATAGCATATGGAGCATCCAAGAAAATATTTGAAGACAGGATGGATGTTGAAAGTGTTGATGCAATAACACCAGAGTTTTCAAGACAGAGAGCATTAGTACTGCAGAAGATGGTTGTGCAGCAATCTACGCAAAGAACATCAACTATATATTCAGAAAATGGATATAGTATGTTTTTTAATAAAATTTAGAAAAGGATAATAGTGGCATACA